GCATTCGTTTCGCTGGTCTTCGCTGCCGTCTGGCTGGACTTTGCGTTAGTTTCGCTCGTCTTCGCGGCTTTCTGGCTGTTAGCCGCAGCAGTTGCTGATCCAGCTGCTGAAGTCGCAGAACCAGCTGCAGCACTCTCGCTTTCGGCTGCTGCATCCTGGCTGTTTTTTGCTGCGGTAGCGGAGTTGGCGGCAGCACTCTGACTCGATTTTGCAGCTACCTCGCTATTTTTCGCATTAGTTTCGCTGGTCTTTGAAGCTGTCTCACTCGCTTTTGAGTTAGTTTCTGATTTTTTGGCCGCTGTTGCGCTCGCTGCCGCCTCTTTAGCTTTTTGTGCAGCGGTGTTAATTATGGGAGTATTTTCTTTATACCATTCTAGGTTCTCATTGTGCTCATTAACGATCTGCGTAAGGGATTTTACGGTTAATTCCGTGCCATCTTCACGCTCAATTGTTATTTCATCCACAGCAGTCAGCCAACTACGCATCATTTTTGAATCGGCTGACATGCGAGACATAAGCGCAGTAAAACGAGCACTAAATTGGGTCAAATCACCTTCATAGGTCGTAATTATTCTGCACGGAACATTTGTTTGGGTGCTGCCACCGTAGGCTTCAACAAGAGTTAACGAAGTGTCACTCTCGATTGATTTTATTTCATATAACTTATTATCGGGGCCAATCAATATCATACCTGGAAGGACGCCGTTCGCCGTCACTCCCCAGGCTGTGCCTGTTCCCACTACAGTTTTATTTCCTTTAGTGAGATTTATTGTACCTTCCCTGTACCACATTTATCCTTTGCTCCTAGATATGGTGGGCGTTCCATGCCCACCATTAAGTTAGTACCTACCTATTTTTACAGAAATGATTATTTTTTTCCACAATCAAAGCTGACCAATCCTAACTCGAAGGACATTATTGTCATCATAAACGTCAATCCTCTGACCATTTATAACCAATCTCCCATTGCCGCCACTATTGCTGTTGATCTCAAGCGTTCCATTTTTACCAAATCGCCATCCGGCTCGTCCGCTTACGAAGTTTGTTGATTGCAAGTCACCTACCTTTGCATTTGTGATAGTACCATCCTTAATATACGCACCATTCATGTATGCAACGCTGTTTTCGATAACAAATGGTGTGGTGATCTTTCCGTTAACTGAGTTGACTAGACCAAATCGATCTGCTTGCACCAAAAACTGGGAAAGCCCCGTGGTGTCAATTCCAAGCGCAATACCTGCGACATATTTTTGCCCACCACTTGTTGACGTTTCCATCTTCAACGTCCACGCGGTTGAAACCTTTTTGTTAGTATCAGCAATAGCAGTTGCCTGCTCTTGAATTGTCGCTGTATTTCCATCAACTGATGCTTTTAAGGTGTCAATTCGTCCACTTAGAGCATTGTCGGCGTTTGTGCGCACAGTCGCCTCAGACGTAATCGCGGCATTAATATCTTTGCTCGTTTGCGCCTGTAGATTAGTGATACTAGAAGCCAAAGCCGAATCAGCGTCAGTTCTGGCTTTCGTCTCTTCTGCTACAGCCGCCTTAATATCTTTACCCGTCTGGCTCTTCAATGTGGTTATCTGTTGTGCTAAAGATTCATCAGCAGTTGCTCGGGCAATTTTTTCTTCAGATATAGCTGCACTAATATCGCCTTCAATTTTGGCTTGTAACGATAGTATTTCTTTTGAAAGTGCTTCATCGGCACTAGCTCGTGCCTCTTGTTCACTCACAATTGCGGCAGAAATATCATCGTTAATCTTTGATTCAAGTTTGGTGATTCTGCTTGCAATAGCATTATCAGCATCTACACGAGCCGTTGTTTCTTCAGTGATTGAAGCTCTGATATCCTCATTTATTTCAGCGCGAATTTCTTCCATTTTCGTAGCCATTGCAGATATATCGTCTGCAAAAGCCTTCTGAGTTGTGGTGATCTTCGCATTACTCACCATCTGCTTGTGCTGATCTTCATCCTGACGCAAAGCAAGATCGATGTTTGTTTTAGCCAATGCCTCAATGTTTGTCGTAACTTCGGCACTAGAACGTTCAACTTCAGCCACGGTTTTTTTCATTTCTTCAATGGTGGCTAAACTGCTATCTACAGTTGACTTCATCGCCTCGATTTCTTTCGCGTTTGCCAAGTCACCCTCAACTCGTGCTTCACGCTCCTCCGCAATTAAAGCCGATGAATTGTCAAGTGCTGCATTTGCCGCCTCAACAGCTCCAGCTACAGCTTTACCCTGCTCTGATACAGTTTCCTGCAACTGAATTAAGGCAGCGTTAGAGTTTGCAACCTCCTTAAGTGCGTCTTCCACCTTGCTTACAGTACTGGAAACATCCGTTTTAAGATCGTTTTGAGCTTCTTCAAGCCGCCGATCTGTCTCTGTAAACTTGTCATCAAGGCTTTTCAGACTTTCATCCATCTGTTCATAGATGGAATCCACCGCCTCCTGAGATACTTTTGAGTCGATTTCCTCAAGTAAAGCCTGGCCAAGTTCAGAAGACGTAATTTTGCCTGTCAGGAACGACAGTACATCGCGAGTTGTCGCCTCTGTCCCCAAGTTTGAGTTCGGAGGACTTAACATACCTCGCTTGTTCGATGCTCGAACCCAGTAATACCACGTTTCGCTATCCCCAAGACCAGCATGTGTAAAGGTGGTGCTTGCAGACTCTGCGATCAGTTTCGCTGTATCCAGATTGTTGGTCTGGGATGCGTAAACATTAATGTGATCAAGGTCTACCGAATCTGGATTAACCCAATTCAGTATCACATTACGATAGTCCCCAACGGCCGTTAATGACGTTGGGGCATCCGGCGGTGTCATTGTGCCCAGCACCTGATAAACGGTACTGATAATCTCTGTTTTTTTACCGTTGAATGAAACCGCATACAGCTGGAAGTCGTAGCGTCCATTCTCCGCAACATTAACGATTTCGTATTGCTCTTCGGTTACACGCGCCGATTGCCAGTTCGATACATTGTTTTCATCAGAACGTCGCCAACTGATCCAATACTCTGGAGATTTCCCTTCCCATGTTGCAGTCAGTTTTACTGACAGGTTGCCAGGGCTTGAGAGATAAGTCCCTTCGGTGATTTGCAAATTAGACGGCTTGGAGTAAGTCGGGTCCAATACCGTCGTATTTTGCGGGATAAGCGTTGCACCATTGTCGATCGCCTCATATTTAGACGGATTGTTCTCAACAGCGGTGATGTCAAAGCTACCCGGCGTTTCCCCCTGCGCGATGTTAACGATGCGAACGCGCATAGGTTCGAGGTCTGGTTCTGTAATAGTCCAGACGCCGTTCAAAACAGGCGTCTCAGCCGAAGACAGGGCTTTTGAAAACGTAACTTTTGTTATATTTTCGCCAGTTTCAAGAACATCGCGTTCAACGATTTTGCCTTCCTGATTCAGTATTCGAATAAAGCAGCCGCCTTTGGCTAACGACACAGGCGCATCGAGTGTGACGCTGTTTTTGGTAAACGCCACAATTCGACCTGAGTTACGTTTGCCTGCGCGATATTTGTTCTGAATCAGAACGGTTTCACCAGGCATCAGAAATGACGCGTCTAAGCCGGCAGTAAATGTAATTACATCCGACTCCATTCTGGCGGTATATAAAAGCCATAAACCAACTCGGTGAGCCTGCCCTCGGCTTGTACAGCCAAATGCTACGACTTCTGTCTTACGCTCACCATAACGGCGCATTGCGTCCTGATCTTCAACGTACTCGATGTTTTGCTTATAACCGTCCTCCTTGTTGTTGTAGGTTACGAGCGCAACGGATGGGCGATCTTTACGCGCAGAACCTTTATAGGTAAACAATCCATCTTTGACGTTAGAGTTGGTAAACATCATTACCGGATCTGATGGGCTATCCTGCATGATGTTAACCATCCCACCAGCCCAAAACACCATGCCGCGGAATGCTCCAGCAATATCCTGAATTAGCCGGTATGCGTCCTGTCGACTGGTGATCTGCGTATTGATTGCAAAGCGTTTCTCTTTGCCACCAAAGCCATCATCGACCTCTTCGTCACAATATCGACCAATCTGGTACAACTGGCCAAGGTCAATCATAGATTCCGACACATACTGACCAAGGCCATATCGAGCATTGGTCAGCAAATCAAAGAGAATCCACGCGGGGTTCGAAGAAGACAACAGCTTAAAAGTGCCATCCCATACCCCAGCGTAAGTGTTACTGGACTCGTTATAGTTTGAAGGTACTCGAATTTTTAGGCCACGCACCAGATAAGAGCGAGATGGCATGGTGCTGCCGAATTGCTCAGAGTTTACCTTCAATCCAACCAAAACAGAGTTTGGATAGTTCATCGGTGTATCGACAATTTCCCCGATTGAATCCACCCATGTATCGTTATAGAGATACTGGCTACTGTTATCATCGGTAATACGGACTACACGAACCTTGTATGCGCGTCCAGGCTTAGGCAGCTTCAGCTCGTAGCTACGGTAATAAACGCCGGTCTTCTTTGCTGTTAGCTTAATGCCAACGCTTTTTTCACCTTCCGCGACCACATCTACAAATGTTGAGTCGCCATTTGCTATCTGGAACTTGTACTCAACAGTCGTACCGTTCGTGTCACCAGTTTTTTTATCTATGCTTCGCAAAGAAGGAAACTTCATGATGACACGAACCCGATCAGCTTCATCGTTATCGATTGAAACCGTTACATAATGTGTTTTTTTTAACTGGATATTGACGGATTTAGGCGTTTCAACGAAATCAAAGCCAGACATTGGAGTCTGGTCTTGTGAACCGTCGCGAAAATCCCATGTGATTCCGCTGAAGTTGGAGGAACCGTCCTCATTTACAATCGGCAGATCGTCGATAAAAATAGATCTTGCGCCATTTACTAAGCCGCCAATTACCCCTTCCCCAAGAAGATCGAGGATAGCGGCCATTGCACGAGAATTTACGGTATCGTCGGCTTCAACCGGTGTACGGCTGGAGCTTTTGCTGCTTTTTTTACCACCCGCACCGGCAATAAACAGCGGTAGCTTTTTCTTCTTGAACTGTTCCATGTTCAAAAAATCCTTGTTTACATTAGCTGGTCAATCGTGATTGAAGAACTCACAACCTGTGAGCCAACCAGAATTTCCTCGCCATAGATAAGTTGTACTGGGTTGCCCTGGTTTTCTGTATTTTGAGGGCCGTCGAAATAATAAGAGTTCGAGTTATCTGCCTGTCTCACACTTTCGTTAGTGGCTTGCGGCGATATGATTTGTGATATGCCGCCCATCATCAGTGACAAACCGAGAGGTGCTAAAGCAGGCATCACTACCGCCGATACAACCAACAAAGCGGCCCCTACTACCGTCTGAAACCACCCAAAAGCAGATCCACCGCTTCCTCGCGGAACAGGTGTAATGCGGATTTTGGCAATGTTGTCAGACTGCCCCATCATCTGATATTCACTTTCGTCAACAGACCACTTGTGGCCCTGTTTATTGGTGATCTGGATGTGGTAACTGTCATAGGTTTTGATATTGCGCTTCATCCATGCTTTAAACCCAGGCTTGTTGGCTTCAATTAAATCCAGAGCCTGTTTTGTATTGCGCACCTTTAGATGCCAGTGGCGACCAAAATGTTTAGCCATAGGTCCGCCAAGCTGCACATGAACTAACTCAGACACGTCTCATCTCCCTTGAGCAAGTCTCTGTGACGCAAGTGATGCGTCGTATGTTTCTGATACATTCCGCCGTAATAAGCACGACAACTAAGACGGTCGATCTGGTGATGAAGAATCATTCCATCGCCGATATAAACCGCGCAGTGATCTGGCATTTTCCCGTATTGAATAAAGAAGACGTCCCCACGTTGAGGCTCTGTTCCAGGCGCAAGCCGTACCAACCCTTCGTTTCGGTAGTTCTGGTCGAGAATGTCGTTATCGCCGGTGTACCACGATGGAATATGCAGGTGTGCGTTCGGGTTAAGCTCGACGTTAAACTCACGCTTCAAATAGTCCCGACACAACATCCAGCAATCGAATACGCCAAATACATACGGTCTACCCAGGTATGGCATTTCGAAACCATCAGGTGTGATCACATTCATCTCGCTAAAATGGAAAGGGGCATCTCCCTCAACATTCTTGCGAATAGCCAGAATCATCCACGGAACTTCCGTCGCTTCACAGCCTGCACGATCGGCATCAGATGCTTCTGCTGATTCATCAGTATGTGAATGCCAGATTGCGATTACGTCACCTGCATCCTCTGCCGCTATAATGTCGTCAACGTGCATTACAAAAGTGTTCTGCGGGTTCTCCGAAACATTTCGCGCTTCCATAAAGCGATATTTGTCGCCATTAGTTCTCACCAGAAAGCCACACGCTTCATTAGGGTAGCGATTTATGGCGCAGAGATAGATTTGCTGCATAACATCAGAGCCAAGCTCAGGGATTGCTTTATTACCCATATCGCGTAGCTCCAATAAACCCGCCAAAATGGATCACTCCGTTGGCAAAATAATTCCGACGCGCATTACAGGCGTCATAACGTTTTGTGCAGTAATCAGCACCAGACATAGACGTCTGCTGGTTATTTTTGTCGAAATATGGACCGGTATAGCCGCATTCTGGCCCTCGGTATTTCCACGGGCAGGTGTTTTTAATGATCTGACGATACGGCAGTTGCACCCCCATCAAATCGAACACACTGGACAACTCAAACTCGACAACCTGATGAGTTTCGAGCGTTTTCTGTTCGATAAACCACATTTCATCCGGGAAATGTTGGTTTGGATCTGCTGTTGGATTACCGTCTTTAAAATTAACGGCATCGAGGAAGCGAGCCAGCGTCATCTTGCGAATAATGCGGCAGCCAACAAGATCGTCGTTTGCCTGAACTTCCGCAGAGACGGTTCCGGCAAAGTTCGATACCTGAATTTTTGGACGTGGCAACGTTCCCTGGCCCGTTTTGTCAAAGCCTGATGCTTTGATTGGCCACGGCTCGTATGTCACTCCTTGCCAGACGACTGGTTGCATCAGTTCGTTTGTTCCGGCGTGGAAGAATAGCTTCCCCCCTGAAGTTGTGTTCGACATATCCAGTACGAACAACTCAATGAGTGCAGAGGGAGATAAGCTCTGAATATCAGCTTTAATTCCCATTGTTTCATCCTTGAAATAAGTAGGCGCTAACATCCTGTCAGCGCCACAATGATAGTAAATCAGTACTTACTTATCCAGATGCTTAAGCCTCAAATACTTGTCTGAATGTAGCAGTTAAGACACAGTACCCCTGATATCGCTTGACCGTATGACTGTCACATACAACTACAATCTGCTTGCCTCTTGGATTAACCCAATAGAACGATTCAACGCCTGATCGCTCAGTCAGGAAGTCATCGATTGCATTAATTTCGTTGTATGATCTGGTAAAGGTTAACGACCATTCTTCTTTAATACGATTAAGACCTTGAGCCTGTCGCTGCTCGTAGTCATCACCAAAATTAAGTACCGTTACATTCGGTTTTACGCTTTTTTCAGATTCGTAATCTGGATACCAATTAAACGTTTGTCTTTCCATCTCACATCCTTGTGAGACTGCCCCCGTCGGGGCAGTCGATAGTTAGTTACGTTGAGTGTTTGGGTTGAGTGATCCGCCAGGGCGTTTTTCTTGAGCGATAGTCTCAAGTACGACGGCTTTCACCCGCTGAGCTGCATTATTCCATATGCTTTCTGTATCGCCGGATTCAGTTGTGCTACCGTCACTATGGACGTTGATCTCAATTGATACAGGAGAAAGAACATTTCCGCCTCCACTCATACCATCGGTACTGAGCGTTACAGGGATTGTTCGGCCATCAGGCAATGGAACATACGCCTCATTCATAGAACCTTCCCCAAACAACGCTAATTGAGGTGAGTTAGCAATACCGCCTTTCTGGTATGCCCGGAGCGGGATCACGCCGTCTTTTCCGAATATTCCTCCATTTGCAAACTTCGGGATTGCAGGAATGCCTTTAGTTCCGTCAGCCACACTGCTAGTTGCGGTTTTAGCAGAGCTTGATGTCACACTGTCGAAACCACCACCTGCCCATACTGAAACCAACCCAGATGCAACTGTCGCGCCGAAATTCAACCACTTATTACCAGAGCCGGAAGCATTAGCTCCAAGCATTGCAAACGCGGCAGACAGAGCACCGGTAACAGAGCTGAGGTTCTGCATCGAGAAGATGGAATCCTTCACTGCTTTTGTCTCAGCATCTTTGGCTTCGGTGCTATCAAATAGTCCTGATACCCAGCTACCAATCGCATTTGTTGCTGTGCCAATTGCGCTGGTGGTCTGCTGTGTCGTTTGCCCCAATCCAGTTACCGAACTGGACGTCTCCTTCGTGGCTTCTCCTACCGACTTGTCGCCGTTAACAGTGTTGCCCATTCGTACCTCTTGATTGGCAACGGCGGAAGCAACCCCGGTCAGCAAATTACCACTCTGTGAACTACCAGCTGCGGTGGTTCCCATCCCCAACATGTTCATTAGAGGCAGCGTGATCTGCGACTTCACGACCATATTGGTGATATCTTTCAAAATGGACTGAGATAGGCTGGAGAAGCTCATCTTCCCGTTAATAACGAAATCAGTCAGGACATCAGTTAAGCCACTAAACAAATCAGTCCAGGTGCTTTCGATCTGCTCTGCCAGGTTTTCGTATTCCAGTGCTAACTTCTGCGTCGCAGTCCCTGTCTCTTTAATGAGCGCGGTATTGCCAGCAGCAATAAGTTGATTGATTTTCTTTGTATAAAGCGCCACGACTTTAGGATCAGACGCCTTATCACGAAGTTCTATCAACGCTTTGAGATTGCGGTTGTAGGTGTCTTCGAAATCAGCAACTTTCTCTTCGCGAGACGGCGTATAGCCAGCACTAATAATGGAATCCGCCTCCGGTGCCCAAGTGGAGATCATCTGCTCAACATTGCGGCGATTAAACATCTCGCGATATTCAGGTGTCGCATTTTTGAGGTCTTCAAGACGTTTTTTCGCCTTGTCGATCATCTCTTGAGTGATGAACTCGTTAGGAACCGCATTAGCCAAATCTGTCAGCGATTTCGTTGTATCGCGAAGAGACTGATCAAACGATACCGTAGCCTTAGAGCTTTCACCCATTTGCCCCATAAGCTGATCGGCTTTGTCCAGAGCCTTCTGGTATCCGGCTGCCAGTTTCTGTTGCGCTGCCTGTTCTTTCTTTGCTGCTCTCTCGGCTGCTTTTGCGGTACGGTTTGCTGCCTTATCCGCTGCTTCAGCATCAAGTTCACGAGCTTTTGTCAGAGTCTTAATTACTGCGATGCGGTCATTTTCTGACAACTGCTCTAATTTCACATCACCGTAAATTTTCTTCTGTCTTAATTGCTCCTTGAGTTGTCGAGGCCCAACAACAGGTTGACCTTGTAAGTCGTATAATGCGGAACCATCTAGATTGACTCTTTGATACCTTTTAGAGTCCATCTGCTGTTTCCAAAAACCAGTCATAGTTTTGGAATTAGCATCAACTGGTGTGCTTGAAAACTCACCAATTTTACCGCCATTAATTGACTTAAGACCGCTACCAGCTTTCACACTAAGGCTGGTCGTAACATTTTCGATCTGCTCTTCTATCGATTTCTTGTTAGCTATCTGAGCATCAATCCGAGCCTGAATTTCTTTGAGCTGTTCAGTATTATTTGCCGTTGTAGCCTTTTTAAAATCCTCATTTAAGTTAACAAGATCATTAAGAATACCCTTCTGAATATCCTGATAACCTTTGAGTTTTTGAAGATCCGCCTCAGAATATAAACGCTCGATTTTTGCGTTATTCGCGCCTCTTAATTGACTCTTCTCGTGATCAGATAGGTCAGTTCTGCCGGCAATCTCCTCATTCTTCTTGTTAAGCTGCTCCAACTCCTTAGCATTTGCAACCAAAGAGACGTTTGCCTTCTGGTTTACTTCGGCAATTGCATCGTCTAAACCTTTGGTGACGCTTTTATAGACGCTCTTCTCAATGCCTTCGCCAAGTGTTTTAGCTATGTCATCGCGTTCTTTCTTTAGGTTTTCAAGTTGTTGTTTGGTGCTGTTAACGTCAACATCTGTTTCATAAACCAGCCCATCTCTTGAAACCTGTGATCGTTTACCTGTTGTTACCTCCTTCTCTAGCTTGCTGATCTGACGATCTTTCTCTCGCTTTGCAGACTCCAGCATCGCGCGATCTGCCGCCGTCATTGCTTCAGGTATCTCTCTGACTTTATTTACGACATCCTCAATTTTTCCTCTGAGTACCTGCATGTAAAAAATCAGCGATGACACTGCTGTTACTGCTGCGGTAAAAGCAAAACCTATCGGATTTGCGGCCATGAACGCAACCAATCCACTGAACGCATTACGAATAGCGAAGATTAAAGATGGTATAGGTGATAGCCCCATGCTCGCTGCCCGATTAAATCGTTTAACGGCTGTGGAAGCGAGATTAAATGTCCCTTGTATAGTGGTAGACATATTCGCAAAAGCAGACGTCATCTGACTGGCAGTTCCTATAACTCCAGAAATACCAGCCTTAAGTAGCTTAAAGGCCACCATAGCAGCTACTACCTTGCCGAAGGCAATGACCAGTTCTTGATTTTTAATCAGCCACATTGCCAAATCACGCAAGCCATCCACAGCCGTTGTCAATCCACTTCCCAATGAGTGAGCAAAAGACATACCATCTGTGCTATTCATCAAAGAGGTAAGTTCTTTCATCCCCTCTTTTAAAGAGGACAAATAACCAGCTTGGCCAACTTTATCCGCAAATAGCGTAAAGGCCGTCTGCATCTGCGCCAACGTACCGGTAAAAGTGTTCATCATTTCGGACGCAGCCCCCTCGTTCTGCATCTTCAACTCTTTGAACATAAGTGCCAGTGCGTTTTTGGCTTCTACCGTTCCAGATGCTACAGCTTTAGTTAACTCGCCCATTGTCAGACCAGCAGCCTTGGCCATTGCGTTCATTGCTGTCGGAATCGCCTCACCTAATTGCTGGCGAAGCTCTTCCATCGATACAACACCCTTACCAGACATCTGCTGAACAGCAATGGATGCACGCTTCAGAAGTTCGCTATCCCCACCAAAACGAGCAACGGAATCGACAAGAGTCTTTAAAGAGCCATCTGTTGGATCTAATCCTGCTGAGCGGAATTTAACGAACGAATCGGTTAGAGCTTCCATCGCAAATGGGGCGCTCTTAGCCATATCCACGATGTACTTCATATCATCAGCGGCAGCCTGGCCAGGGTTGGACTTCTCCTTATTCAACCCTCGAAGCATCACCCGCATACGTTCCATTTCGGCCGCAGCTTCAACAATAGGCTTCTGCCACCCAAACATGATGTCAGTAACCGTTCTGGCTGCATCTCCGATCTCGCCAAGCAGGAAAATGTTGCCACGAAGGCCAGAGAACATACCTCCTTCGTTACTTTTACCGCTATGGCCAGAAGCGCCGCTACGCCGCCCGCTACCACCATCGCCACTTCCAGATGTACGAACGCGTACCGGCTTGCTAATCAGTTGCTGACGTCCGATAACTTCGTCCATCTGCTCACGAACCTTTTTCAGTCCCTCGGCAGCCTGACTCGTTGTGACACCCCAATTACTGAGTCGCTTCGTCGTGGTATTAAGGCGCGTATTCATGCCACTCACGGACGCAGAGGCTTCTTTGACCTCCGTACCAAAGCGGCTTGCGCTTTTGCTTGCATAGGTCGCCCAATCAGAGAAATCATTTAGCTCTGATTGCACTTTTCGTAATGACGCGGTGAGTTTATCTACTGAAGAAGTTGTCGTATCGACGCGCTCAATTAGGGCTTTAAGACCAGAATTGAGGCTGGTGATGTTGCCACGCATTTTACGCGTAGCATCTGAAGCAAGCTCAAAACCGGCAGCTACATCCTGTAGTTTATCTGCCGTAGAATCGAGCTTGCTTTCCAGAACGCCAATGATACGGGCGACCGAACCCAAAGAGCGTTCAAAGGTTTGGATTTTTTGAGCAGGCTTTGTTACCTGCTCACCAAATCGAGTAAGCAGTTTCCCCGCACGATCGATTGACGCTGTAAACTGTTTGTCTTCCAGCGACAGGATAAACTCTACGTTTTGTGACATTCCCTTGTCATCCTCTGCCAAATATTTGCATCAGTTGCTCTTTGGCGTCAGGGTCTGCCTTATCCTGGCTTGGATCGTAGACTTTATCTGTTACGACTGGTCTTCCAATCCTGAGTTGCAAACCCTCCATGAACGCCTTCACAGCCTCGCCATCCGCCTGGGACGCACGAGCGACTTGTAAGTTGCGGACATCCTCTTCCGCACGCAGACGGTCTATATTGCGACTGAGCATCCAGAACATCGTGAGAGGGATGTTCAATAGCTCTAATGGCGACACGGCGTAGTGAGCAACTACACGACTGAAATAGAATCCGAGATCTATTGAAACGGTCCTTGTCCCGGATTCATCGCGGGAAATTACTTTGCCCCTTCGCCAGCCGCTTTTTCGTTTTCTTCATCAATCACTTCCATAGCGAAGGTGAAGATCTGCTGGAGTTGCGGAACAGTCAGTTTTTCAAGAACTTCGTCAGGTACTGAAGGGATAACCTTACGAACCAGATCTGCATAAGCTGTCACTTGCTCAACAGGAGACATGTTCATGAGATCTTTGCCTTCCATCTGCTTGATGGAAACGAACAGACCTACCGTCATTTCAACAATGGGATATTCCTGACCGCCAAATTTGATGCTTTTCTTCGGAGGCAGAATGGAATCGAGATCGAGTAATTTGGTCATTGGTTAAAATCCTTTTAAAAGAGAGGCTCATCCTGAGCCTCTGCTTAATTACTGATTAATCTGCGGAGTTAATCGTTACTGACTTAGTAGCCTTCTTAGAACCGCTATTGCTGGTGAAGGAGATGTTTGCAGTACCCTGCGCCACACCGCGCACAAGACCCGTTTGATCTACCGTGGCCTTTTCCTGGTCTTCGGATTCCCAAACACCGGTTTTGTCTGCGGCATCAGCTGGAGTGATTTCGGCTGTCAGTTGCACAGTTTCTCCAGCTTTTACGGTTGGAGATTCCGGTGAGATCGACACAGTTTTTACCGGTTTAGGACCGCTCATTTTGCCCAGAACGCCTTCATCATCCGGGTATGCGCTGAACTGAACAGAGAACACACGAACATCATCAGACTGGTAGGTCATAGTGAAGTTGCCCGCGGTTGCCGCTTTCGGGATGGTCAACACATAGTCGGTGGTGTCCTGCGGAGTCAGAACCAGCTCCTTCGCCACATCAATCAGGTTAACGCCCTGTGCAGATGTGATCGTGACAGAGTTGTCATCTTCGCTCAGAGTAGAACCAGGCATCAGGTCAACCATGTTTTGGAGTACAGACTCAGCCAGAGGCGCGGTGATGGTAATGTTGCGCCCCTGAACTAATTCGGAAATTACGGTCTGCCCCAACTGATCGACGGTGACTTTCAGCGTTTCAGTGGCTACTTCAACCTGAACACCACCTTTGGTGTAACCCAAATCCACACCACCAAACGACACCTTACAGGCACCAAGTTTGATGTTTTTTACATGGGTATTAGACATTGATGGAAAACTCCTTTTTCCGTTAATTCTACGCATTCATTGCGCTAATGGTAAGTATATACTTACTAATTGAGTTAATTCAATAAATAGCCAGCAAATTCAACAGGAATGCCTGCTTCTATTAATGCCCCATCATTTTTGGGATAAATGATTGGCATCGCCATCGGTCGTACAAGTCGAAAATAAACACCACCAGATTCCGTTTCCTCTACTGGAAACATCTCAATGATTTTATTGGTTTTCTCAACCGTCGTAGTAATTGACGAACCACGCACAATGATTGTGAATGATTCGTGATAAAAGCCCTGTAGCTCATGATCGATGCTGATACCGGTATTTGGGTTAATAAGCAGGACGCCAGATTTCACATTGGCAGGCAAGTAGTGACAGAAAATGTCAGTCCCGACCGTGCCAATCTTTGCCTTCTGCATCAAACTTGCAAACGCTTCAATAAACACATTAACCTCTCGTAAATCCGGCTTTTCTGGCAGCCTCAAGAATCGCTTCTGAGAACTGCTTCTCGCTAATTTCCACCGCTCTTTCCAGAAAGTGTGGCCCAACACGGGGTTTAACACCGGCAATGGGTGGGTTTGTCACGTTCTTCATTCGAGAAAGATAACCGAGTCGGTATTTACCCAGCTCCATGTACTTAGCATAGTCACCTACTTCTACGCCCGGATGCCCCTGACGTGGTTTTGCTCCAGACACAGAAAGCTCAATACGCAGCCCTGAATAACCTTCTTTAATCACCCTGGCAAAGATGGCTGTCTCCAGAGATCCGGTTTCCAGCGGGGCCATTGCACGGCTGAGACGCTCAACCAAACGCGCCAGCTTTTCCATGTCCCGGATAAGATATCGCTTAAATGCTTTCTGGCTGTTGTTGAGTCGATTCCCCGCACGTTTGAACTGATGCGCATCGTATTTCAGACCCATATATTCGCCCCTACTTCAAGATGCCCAGGTCTTCCTCGTAGCCCCCAGCGGCGATGAACACTGGACACCTTTAATTTTTGACCTTCAAGGATCAGCACATCATCAAGTTGTACAGCCGCTTCTAAAGGGACAACTAACACAGCATCAAACAGCTCCAGACTCGCCTTACCACGACTACCAGAGCTATCAGCACGAACTGACGATTTCTCATTACTCTGTTCGAACTTAACCACGCCGACATTCGTCTTCCTGACGAATTGTAATTGCGCCTCACCGTAAACGTTCTTTGCGCCAAAGCGGTAGATCGCAATTTCTGTTTGCCATGAAATATTCATGCTCTCTCCCTGTTGTTGTCGGTCGCTCTCATTACTGGCCAAAAACCCTTTAGACCAAAAGTAAATAATGCGACTGGCGTTACGCACGGCGAACAATCATACGGTTGTTGATGTAACTGACCAGCAAGCGCCAGGTACTGCGAGCCACATGCACGTTTGCAGCTTTACCGGTACGGTACATGTTGGTTGTTTCACCGATTGACTCTGACAAAATGCCATCCTCTCGTGCTGCGGCAACATCATTGCCATTTGCGATCTCACACGCTTCGTTGACAACGGCAAGCATCAACGCTTCTTTGAAGTAGTCAGGGAACTCTTCAAACTTCTCCTGCGTCATCTTTTCCCAATCGACTAAATCATGCCGGTACGCTCCATCTGCTCCCCACGGAATGTCATACACATTCAGCATATTTTGAGGGCGATCGTATCGGTCAAAGTCGATACGTAGAATTTTGCGGATTGAGAACGGTAAAGTTTTAATTCGTCTGGTAGCCTCAATGAGACGCTTGCGCATTAAGCCTTCACCATCCGACAGCAAAGTGTCCCCATTCAGCATATCGATCGCCTGCATTTGAGCATCAGCGACAGTTGCAAACGACTGTTCTGGTATCGACAGTTCAAAACTATTCAGCAGAACATACATTTGCCGCTCTTCATGCGTCAGACCCGATGCAACAGCCTTCACAATGACGTACCGCAGATCTCGCTCTTTCTCAGAGAGCTGGTTATATTCAGCCGACACGACAACCGGAATCGACATTTGACCGCTGGTAATTTCTAGCGGCTCGCCATCAACGAGAATAGCCCCGGTGCTGTCCTTTACTGTGTAGGTAGCAGATTCGATATCCAGCACGTTGAAGGCAAATGAAAGAGAAACAGCTTCACCGCTACGATACGAGTCGATCTGCGCCATTACTCACCGCCTTGTGCTTTCAGGATGCCTTCAATCATCTCGACAATTCCTTTCGCTTTGACACCAACCTGATTACCAATAACTCGTAGACCGGCAATACCTTCGTTGTCTGCAATGGACTCCAGCTCTTCTCGTGTGAAAGCCTGGATCTGTTTGGCCGGTTCATCTGGTGTTCCACGTTTCATTGGCACAATGTCAGGCGCTGCTGGCTCGGTAATCAGGTCTGCTGTCAATTCACCACGATCACTGTATGCGGCAGACGGAGAGACATTTTTGCCCTCTACTGTTGACGCTCGCATTGAAGCACAAATCCTCTGCTGATCGATAAAAGGCAACTCCGCTACGGATACCCCGTTCTCGAACTGAACGCCACACAGCATTCCCGAATAACCGGAAAATTGCGGTTCTAATAAAACAATTTTTGCTGGTTTCATAACGCTTTCTCTCCTCTTGGGCGGCTTTCGCCGCCCAATATCGGTTATTCCTGTGCGGCAGTGACCTCTACGGTCGCTGTCGCTTTGTGGCTACCATCTTGGGTAGTAACCTCGATTGTGGCAGTGCCAGCCGCAACACCAGTTACAACACCGGTTTCGCTGTCCACCGTTGCAAACTCGGTATTTTTGGATTCCCAAGTAACGGTTTTATTTGTGGCTCCTGCCGGCTCGACATTTGCGGTCAGCCGAACAGTTTTGTTTGCCTCAACGGTTGTGCTATTTGGGTCGATTTCGACGCCTGTAACAGCCACAACAGGCGCAGTTACTTCCACCGTTGCAGTTGCCTTTTTGCTACCATCTTGGGAAACGATCTCAATCGTCGCAGTGCCAACTTCTACACCAGTTACGTTCCCGCTCTGGTCTACCGTTGCCTTATCTTCATTTTTGGAAGACCAGGTAACAGCCTTATTCGTCGCATTTGACGGCTGAACATTCGCTTTCAGACTGACTGATTTCCCTTTCTCAACAGACGTTGATTCTGGCGTTACCGTTACGGATTGAACGGCTACCGGATTTACGGTGACTTCCACTGAAGCGGAAAGCTGGGTTTCCTGATCAGTTGCAGTAATTTTTGCTTTGCCTGGGGCTACGCCAGTTACTAATCCAGTGCCGTTAACGGTTGCAATTTGATCATTGGCTGACTTCCAGGTGAATGAACTGGCACTCTTACCCATACTAATACCTGCACTAAGTTGAACAGTTTTCCCAACCAAAACTGATGGTGAAGCCGGAGTTATGTTTACGGATTGGGAGAAGGGAACCGCCTGCAAACAAGCAGATAGCTGACTTTGTTGCCGCTCGGTTAAAGGTTCATCGGAGATAGAATTGGTAAATCCGGCACGGCACATATGCCCCGTAAAATCCGAAAATGCCTCTTCCGTAATCTTCATCTTTTGTTCTGGCATTTCTCGCTCCTACAAAAAGGGTGGGCGTATAGCCCACCCTTTAACATAGATAACTACTTATCTACTACACTGATTAAATTTTTACATTGGTCAGTGCAGCGATAGCCTTATCGTGCTTATTCGCCAGAGAGCAGTACCACTTCACACGGGTACGTACTGCGTCTTTGTTCTGTACAGTACCAATGTTTTCAACAACGATACCTGCGTTGTCGCCGCCATACAGACCAGTAACGCCGTTCTCTTCTGACAGATGCAGGCAGTAGATGCTTGCTTTGCCAGAATCGGTCGGGATGAAGTCGTTGATGATGAACGGAACGCCGTTATGACACAGCATCGGACGACCGAAGTTCTCCATCATGATTTCAGACGGACCTACGTTTACTGTACGCAGCAGCGCACGATAAGCACGCAGGTGCTCTGAACGCATCATGATGCAGTCAGCACCAAGATCTTTCACCGCATCGACCAGTTCGTCGAACATAGAGAAAGTCATAGATGCACCGGCGATATCGATCTTCTGATCTGCGTGCATCAGGCGTGGAATGCCGTCAAACGCTTTGTTGTTGGAGCTGGAGTCACCCAAAATCAGGTTGCGGCGGAACGCACGAGCCAGACCTTTAACTTTCTGACGAACCTGAATAGCCAACTGGTTATTGGTGTCGGCCATAGTGGTTGCTAGGAATTTATCAACGTCTACGTCACCAGCCAGAATACGCAGTTTCGCAACGCATTCTTCGAAGGTTGCTGCACCTTCAGGGATGGTGTCGTTAACGTCGATGAAGGTAGCTTCACTCAGCGTTTTTTCACGGTTGTACAGATATGCCTTTGAATTAATTTTCATAAAAGGCAGGATGGCAAACAGGTCATCGCGATCGATGATAGTTTCGATCACACCCTGTTCAAGTTCGTTGTTAGACAGCTTTTCAGCTTCTTCACGCAGTAATGGCATCTATCAATTCCCTTTGATTTAGATGTTACTTAAGTCCAATTTTCCCCAGACCGGAGGCCAACTTATCCATAGTCGACTTGTTCTTCGGTTGGGATATTGTGTAGGTCGATTTGGAATGTGAGCCTACACCCTGCTTGGCTTCGCTACGCATCAATGCGTCAGCTTCCGGATCTGCCCGCACAATGCGTTCAATCGCGGATTCAAACGGCAACGGCTTACCTTCACCGTCAACCAGAACAGCTCGTTCTTTATGACCTGCCGGTTTGTCATAACCCACTACGCTACCGTCTTCACCCACTTCAAAATGAGAACCGTAGATCACGCGGGCTTTTGCCGGAGTCATCAGAACTTTGTCACGTAGGAAGAGAGAGTTACTGAAGGAAGCGCCCACGGTCATCTCGACTAATTGAGATTTCAGTGATGCGTTTTCACTTTCCAGTGCTGCATAACGTTCGTCACGCTGTGCCAGCTCTGCCTGGTGTGCTTCGATCATCTGTTTTTTAACAGCATCGAACTCACCACGACGCTCCAGTTCAGCTTGCTCCGCCTCACGACGTGCGTTTTCTGCGGCCTGTTCAGCTTCTAAAAGCTGGCGAGCACGAGCCGGATCGATATCACCGTACTGAGCAAGCTGATCGGCCAATGTGCGCTCTTTCTCTTTGCGCTTCATGTTCTCCTTCAGCAGTTCAGCACCAGCTTTCTTGGTTTTACGAAGTTCGGCCAGTAACTCTTCCTGAGTCATGCCAGCGTATTCGTCATCGCCCTTCGGCTGCTCTTTTTGTTCACCCTGTTTGTCAGGATCTTGTGTACTCTGCTCATTATCAGCAGCTACACCGCCAGCGCCTCCACGCTCATGCGCTTCAGCGACATCCATCAGACCACGACGGGCCAAAAGCATTTGCCACAGATTCATAAAAATTCCTTTTGTTACTTATCACTCGTTCTCTTGAGTAGATGAGTCCCCATTCCCTCGGGGTTGATCTTGCCCGCTTTCTTGGGCTGCACCACGATCATAAGTAAGTACTGACTTATTTTCAAGGGTATTTAGATCATTTTTTGGAGGAAAATTCAAGAGATCTTTATCAAATTCCTTTTTCATCGCCTCAGTAATGTTCGGGAAAATCTTCTCAATAAGCATTTCCATCTGGTGACGACGTACAGAGTCCGGTGCCTGAAGTAATGACAGTTTCTCGGCAACAGAAAATTCATCAGTAAGGCCACGAATATCGAAACTTTCTGGATACGCAATTAAAGAGTGGTCTTCGTCCAGATCTACCCCCATCCATTTCGCAACCAGTAGCATGATTTGGCGTTCAGCCCTTTCCAGACGCTCTGCTTTTGTGACAAGCAAGCTATTTACACGCTGGAAGTCATACATTTTTGCGGCACCAGATGAATTATCGATTCCCTGTGCGTTGTCCTGCTTCGTTCGCTCACCAGCTACACCAACTGAATGGTAGATTTCGTTAATCACCGTCTTAATCGTAGTGATGATCATCTGAGCTTGTTTCGGGTCTGGTGACAGATAAAACGGCTGGTTTCCACCTTCAGAATCGTAGGTGAAGACTCGCTTTGTGCCCATTTCAAGCACTTTAGTGTGGTTTTCATCACCAGGTAAAAGCGACTGTACCGGTATAGCCAACTGGCTAAATGTCTGATCCTGAATAATGGCATCAAGGTTTGACAGATAGTTTGCAACCGCACGATCAAGATAAGCGATATCATCGATCAACGATGGGCTGAAATACGGTGATTCACTTTCTCCAATACAATCAACAGGAAACACAGGAACTACGCCGAGATTATGCTCACCGCTATCCTCTAAAATAACTTTTGCCTGACGGCGACCTGCTCCACCAGCGCCCTTCTTCACTTCCTCACGGAACAGATACCACTCGTTTTGTGTCCACAGACGATAACGTTGGTATTCCTGACCTGTAGAAGTAAAAGGATCTGCGTCATCACGAGCGACTTCCACAATTAACGCCCACAACATATTCCCGTCGTCGTCCCATGCCACATCCAGCATTTGCTGAGGTGAAATCCAGTAGGCGTAGGCGCGAGCATCTTTCTTTTTCTCGTCAGCTACTGACTCAACATCACCACTCATCGTGCTATCGACAACAACCCATATGCGACCGTAAATAGACGACTGCAAATCAATAGCGGCCATAAATGAGTCAATAGAGGCATTCTGGCGAGTCGCACGTTTCCAGAAATTGCGGATCTGCTCTGGTGCCTCTTCGATATTTCTATGAATGTCTTCTTTAAAGAGATATTTGTTGATGAGGTTTACCACCTCACGAGTGTGGTTGAAGCGATAAGCACGTTCAACTCGCTCCTTAAACTCCTGATCTCCCTCTTTAAAGTAACGAAAGATATTGTCTGTAAACCAACCACGCCCGCCAGCGTAAGTGCTGGCGAGGAAGTCCCAATGTTCTTTTTTCTTTTCGTATTCCGGGTGGCGTCGCGCCACCAGATCCTTAATTTGTTTGTCGTTCAATTCCATTTGAATAACCTTAGATAATTACTTACCTACCGAGAACCACCAAGAATAACACGGTTTTTGACTGGATACCTACGATGTACTGGATAGCCCAATGCGTCTGCACTATGCTCAATGCCACCTGTCTTATCCATATCTCGTGTTCCAGGCTTGTAGATGACTTTTTCCAGTGAATCAATCAAATGCTTGCACTTCGGATCGATATACAGCCGGATATCTCCAGATGCGGACATCAGCATTCGGTTAACAGCATTAACACGATCCGCAATTGGCGGGTGCTTTTTCGAATAATCGACACGTAAGAATCCCTTCTCTTTGAATATGTCTACGTCAGACTCCCCACGAGCATGTTGGCGATAAGCACCTGCCGGATCTGGAAATACCGTTACCTGTGATTTCCAGCGCCAGAAGCGTCTCTCAAGCTCATCACAAACTTCTGCCGTGTTAGAGGAAAAGAGCACCAATTCATCAATTGCCCATAGCTCACCATTTGGCTGAGGTTGCAAAATTACTGAAGACATCGGGTCAATGTTGAAGTCCTGCCCTACCCATATAGGCAACCGAGGGTTGAACTGAAGCGGTTTTACATGCACGTTACGATCGAACGGGTAGTAAACGCGCCCGGACATGTTCTCAAAGCTGGCCAGGTACTCCTGAGCGAACGATTTGGGGTCCATATCGTTCTTAGCAGCTTCAATTTCCGCCGTAGGCACAAACGGAGAATCGGCAGTTACAAACTGCCAGCTCTTCCACTGTCCCTTTCTTTGCAGCTCTACGTTCTGGCCTATAGTCCACAGTTTGTGAAATTCCGAGAAGCCTTTTGGCGTACCAATGATCAGTGCACCGCCGCGTGTCGATGAAAGAGTAGGTCGTAACACCTTGTACCAGGTGTCAGCCTTCATATCCTGAAATTCATCAAGCACTACAAAATGCAACGCTACGCCGCGCAGAGTGTCAGGCTTATCAGCACCTTTGAGGGCGATCTCCGAACCGTTCTTCAACACGATTGTCATCGTGGTGTCGTTCTTTTTCCTAACCCACTTACGAGGCAGAACTTCCTGTAGATCGTCCCACAAAATCTGGCGAGCCATCTGGTAAGTAGGAGCGACATACCAGACCCTTTGCTTTTTTTCCTTTGCCGCCGCACGAATAATAGTGGAGATCGACAACCGGGATTTTCCCCAGCGTCGACCAGCACAAACAACTTTAAATCGATGCGGAGACTGGAAGACTTTCATCTGTCCAGAATGCAGTTGCACAAGACTGAGCGAGGACGGGATTGCCATTATTCGTCCTCCCCTTCACTTCCATCATCTGTCGCATCAAATTCGCTTAGAGCTTCTTCTTCCAACGTCTCAAGCAATTCGTCATCGATGATTTCAGGCTCGTCGTCTTCCTGACGTAATTTCGCCACCTGGGAAGGCGTAAGCTCACCAAATACCAGGTTCGGAATTTCTTCCTCGTCATTTTCCGCATGATCCATGCCCAATGCTTTGGACGAAACTTCAAAGCATTTTGCAAGGGTATTACTGGCTCTCTGTAAGCTCTTGAGAGAATCCTCAATCGCCCCTAAAGGCTTACCCTCACGTTTGGCCGTAGTGACTTCGACCATCACCATCTGCCCCAACGCATACGCCCAGCCGTCATAACGTGTACGACGTTCTTCTATCTTTTCCGCACGGGCTTTAGCGCGAAGCTCTGCGTCAGATTTAAGAGACTCACGAACCATCTTCCCAACAGAGTCCGCGCCTTTCTCTAATCCTCGCTTTTTGAAATGTCTGGAGAGTGTTTCACGACGAATGCCGTACTCTTCCTCCAGCTTTGAGAGTGTATATTCGCCTGACGTCCATTTGGCTTCAGCTTCGGCCCACTCCGCTGGTGTCAGGCGAGTTTTTACCTCGTCTTTTTCGACCGTCATAGATCCCTCTAAAACACACAGAGCGCGTCCATGCGCTCTAAAACAACTTGTTTACTGCATCTGCTAACCAACTTGTTTTCTGGGGTGTTTAATTAGGTCTGGCATGTCTTACGAAGCCTGCTTCCGTATATATTTAATAAGTTACTTATTATTTATATATACAGAAGCAGGTCTTTAAATAAGCTCCCAGACCGATTACATCACCAGTAACTTCGCTTTGGCTCGACCTAAAGTGGTTAACCCAAGAGTTCGGCGGTGATAGCGATTGTCACTGCGTTGGCGCGTATGCCCTTTCTCCACCAGCCCCTTTTTTATCAGAGCGCGAATTGAGAACTGGATACTTTGCTTGGTTGTCTTGTACGGCAAAACTTCAAGCAATTCGTCCAGGTCAAGTAGATGACCTCGCTCATAACCGAGATTGAGCGTTTTGATGATGTCCTTTTGTTTATCGGTTAACGTCATGGCAAATCCTTATGCCGGTAAAGCAATTTCTAACGGTTTATCCAAAGGTTGTTTGTCGAATGCCAGCAGTGGCAGCGTGTCAGGCAGTCGACGACCAAAGTCAGGGTTTCGATACACACCATACAACGGAGACGTAAAGCTCAGGTTGTGAATGTCCTTGAGCAGCTTCACAATGCTGGCCTCGTCCACCAGACTGTCGGCAATGTCCTGAATCGTCGTGCCACGATTCCGCCCAGCTTTTGCCAGGGAACTGTTCTTGTGGTAGTCCGCCACCAGATCACGCAGTGCACGGCGACGACGAGACTCGCTCATAGCGAACAACTCTTTGACGATCGCCTCGTTATCACCCGGGTCGGAGCGGAAATGGCGCTGGAACACACGCAGTGCACTTTCATAGCTCTTCGGTCGCTCAGGGCGGATGAACTTAAACCCTGCTTTCATGGCGAAGGGATTGTATTTGCTCATCGATGACTGGATCTCAATGATTGGCCGGTCATGCATCCTGCTAACCAGGTTAATCATTCGATAAGAGACGCCTACGCCACGGTACTGAGTATCCACAACTGAGCGGCTGATCACCGCAAAGTTGTTATTCACGTACCGGCCCCAGTACTGGTTAGCCACGGTGGTATTGGTGGTTGGTTTCAACTTAGGAAACATGCGATGGCGAGGTGCCAGCAGAAGTTTCGGGTAAGCCATAACCACGACGCCCACCAGACGATCATCCAGTTCGCAGCGATAGTATGTTGGCGCGAAAGGTTTGCCGTCTGTTTTGTAGTGAAGCGACTTAAGAGCGTGCCAGTCCTCTACAGTTCCCTTTGTGACAGTCATTCGCTCCAGAAAGTCCAGATGACGCGGAAACTCTTCAGGGCGGTAGCGTTTGATGATGATATCTGCCATGTCGATCACCTGCGCTCGATATTGGCATTGATGAAATCCAGGCGAAGAGACTCCATCGCCCCTACCATGACATACGGGCGCCCGCCGTTATGCCAGCAATCAAGAACACTGCCGTCGTTGTTGATCATCAACAGCGCCAGGCTCTGGCTTTTTCCTTCTCTGGCGTGCTGAAGTGCTTCTTCCAGCAGGCGGATGACTTCCACGTTGTTGTTATCAGTCTCTTTCGATGGCTTCAGCTCTACGATCTTCAAATCAGGCATATTCCACCTTCACGCGTTCTTTGTAGTGCTTGGTGATCTGCATATCCGGGCGCAGCGCGTTCTTCAGGTCTTCGTGAGTCGTCGCCACCATTACCGTCGCACCAACCTTTCGAGCGGCACGCTGGAGGTTAGACGCCACAACCTGAGCGGTTACACGGTCTAGAACAGCGCCGAACTCGTCAGCAGCCCATACTTTAGCGCCTGACTCAATCAGTTTGGCAATCTTGAGACGATATTTCTGGCCGTCTGACATTTCAGAAGGCTTGCGAACAAACAGATATGCATCGTTCAGACCAGCCATAGATAACAACCCAAGCGCATCACTGGTCGTTTTGCCCAACTGATCGATGACGTTAACCTCATTATCGAAGGTAAAATCATCGATGGAGGCCACAGATAGCCCTTCATCCTTCATCTGGTGTTGCAGCTCGCGCAGCACAACGGATTTGCCGGAACCGGATTGGCCGGTAATGTACACCACATCGCCCTGCTTCACTTCCAGCTCCAGATTGTCGTAAAGCGTCCACTCTTTTTCGTCCAGGCCAAGCCCGAACGACTCAGCGATTTCCAACGTGCGCGTGGTTTTATTTACGCGTGTCTGAAACGATACGTTGATGATGTATTTGCTCATGCAGCCATCTCCCCGGAAGAGATCTTCTCCGCATATGCCACAAATGCGTCTACCCCGCTTTCTCCCGTCATTTCTTCCATGTGGGCAAGCAAATCACCAACAACAATGGCAGAGCCAGCAGGGAGCGTTTTAAAGCCCAATACGTCGACAACACGTACTTCTTCCGCTGCAACTTCACGACTGATCTCGGTGTGTTCATCCTTCTGTCGTTTAGTTTCTTCGCCAAGATCGATAACTAGCGAGTCGGTGTCCATTTCTTCTGTCATACTGCCAACGAGAACATTCAACTCACGCTCTTCAAAGCCGAAAACCTCGATATCGTCCAGAACAAGCGACTCAAGCTCTTTCTGTAGCTTAATTGCATCGTAATCAATGCTGGCAAGTCGGTTATCTTCAAGGCGCTTCGCACGAACCTCGTCATCACTGAGATCATCGCGAACAATAACCGGTACGCGCTCAAGTCCAGCAAAAATTGCAGCCTCACGGCGGCCGTGGCCAGTAATAATTACGTCGTTCTTATCGACCGTAATTGGCTGGTCAAATCCGCGCTTTTTAATGGCTGCGGCTAGATCTCGGATCTGCTGTTCATCATGCTTTTTGGCATTCATCTCATAGGGAATAAGATCTGCCGGGTCGCGATATACGATTTCAAACTTTTTGGTCATTACATACGCTCCTTGTAGTAGTCGACCAGCCACACCAGAGCCTCACCAGCGTTCTCCATTTCATTACCGGTGTTAATAGCCTGCTCTTTGATGATGTTTTTTATGGTTTCTGCAACACGATCTGACGCATCGAAAGTTACTTTGAAGCGCATGGTCTGATGTTCCGCACCCACACGTTCGGTTTTCTCTCGTTTGTCGGTATCGACAGGCTCATCACTACCACGAGACAAAGCCTCCAGTGCTTCAAGGTCGATTGCCGCCTCTTTTGCTAAAACCATCGAGATTTCGTCGTCATACGGGGCGATTTCAGACAGTTGATAGTCAAGTTCTGACTGAATTTCTTCAATGAAGCGTTGCAATGCGATTTGGTCGTCTTCACCGTATCGCTCGTTGTCCACCAGTGACATCTGTTTAGCTACGACATCGCTAATTTTGCCCACAGAAAGCACCGGAACCGTTGAAATTCCTTGCTCAATAGCAGCACGCCAGCGATGTTCGCCGCCGAGGATTTCAAAAAATCCATCTTCAAGTTCACGAGCCAAAATTGGCTTAAAAAAGCCCAATTTTTCGATAGAACCTTTCAGTTTTTCAAAATTCTGCGCACCAACCGAATTGGTGTTCCAGGTATTCGGGCGAAGGTTGGCAACATCAACCTGCAAAATCGTGATTTTTACATCCATTTTATTGCTACAATCCATTAAGTAATCACTTACTTATTATAATAGCCAAATAACATACAAAAGGCACTAAGGAAAGAGGTTTATGACTGTTCGGATTGTATCTAACGCAGTAAATGCACTTATTTCTGGCGCAGATGACAAGGTAAAGCAACTGGTGCAACAGATGTTGAGCTACGAAGTCGAGACTGGCGACTGGAAGGGCACAAGCACGATGTTCAACTGGAGTAAAAACTCGTTCCCTGCTGGCTTTGCCAAGCCTGTAGCGGCGAACTTGAACAAGGCGGGCATCAAATGTGTTCATATCCGCAAAGACAAAGCTCCGGCGCTTGGAAAGCCAAATCCGGCGGTCAACCCATTCCCATACAATCCTGATTATGCATATCAGGATCAGACTGTGGAAACACTGGTTCGAGAGGGAATGATGATTGCGCAGATCGCTACTGGTGGCGGGAAATCTAATGTTGCCTGCAAAGCAGCTGCACGTATCGGTCGAATGACATTATTTTTAACAACCCGCTCTGTTCTGATGTTTCAGATGGCCGAAAACTTCCAGAGATCCATCGACTACCGCGCCGAAAATGGCGAACCGTGGTTAAAAGACCAAAAGGTTGGAGTCATTGGCTCGGGTGAGTTCCAGGTATCACGACATATCAACGTCGCTACAGTTCAAACTCTGGCAAGTTTCCTTGAAGAACCACCACGCGATGCAACTCCAGATAAGAAGAGCTACCACCTCAAACGTCGGGACTTGGTGAAACGCTTCCTTTCAAGTGTCTCTCTTCTTATTCTGGAAGAGGCGCATGAGTCTTCAGGCTCTAATTTCTATGACATTGCCAGATTATGTGCGAACGCAGACTATCGCCTGGCGCTTACGGCAACGCCGTTCATGAAGGATTCTACGGAAGCCAACATGCGTCTGATGGCAGTGGCCGGGCGAATTGAAATAAAAGTCACGGAAAAGTACCTGATTGATAGAGGCATTCTGGCAAAGCCATACTTCCTTTATCATAAAGTTGCCTACAAGCCGGACGAGGCCAGAATCAAGGCAGAACTTGCCAACAAACACCTCAATTTTAGAGTAGGTATGAGCACTGCCTACCAAAAGGCTTATCAGTTGGGGATCGTGTATAATTTGGGACGTAATGAGGCCATTGTTCGCGAAGCATTGCTCTATAAGCAACATTCTCTCAATTGTATGACTCTGGTTCGTCTTAAACGCCACGGGCAAATCCTGATGGAAATGATGAAAGAGTCCGGCCTTAGAGTTGACTTCATTTATGGGGAATCGAACCAGTCGACAAGGCAAGCAAAGCTGAACAGTTTAGCGTCTGGCGACATAGATGTTTTAATAGGCTCGACTATTCTGGATGTCGGTGTTGATGTGCCAAGCGTTGGTGCGGTCATTCTTGCTGGTGGTGGGAAAGCAGAAGTTGAAATGAGACAACGTGTCGGTCGTGGCTTACGAGCCAAGAAGAATCAGGCAAACGTGTGTTTTATCACTGATTTCATTGACATTAGCAACAAATACCTGTTGTCTCACTCTTATGAGCGAAAACACATCATCGACACCACACCTGGCTTTGCAGAAGGTGTATTGCCTGTTGATGGCGCATTCGATTTTGGAGTTCTGAAACGAGATTAGTTATGAGCGAAAAGAAAACAACTTATTGCCAAGTGGCATTGTCTGATAAGGCCAATGAAAAACTTGGAAAATTTCAAATAAAACTCAAAGAGAAAAAAATCAAGATGTCTAAGGCTGAAGTTATCAATGCCATTCTGGAGACGATGACTATGGCTGAATTTGACAAAGTCACATCTGCCGTTGGGGTTTCCGCTAAGACGCGTGAGAAAATCATGCGCATCTATGAGAACTCCAATATGACAAAAAAAGATCTAGAGGAAATACTGAGCAGGTTGCCGTAACATTTCATATTTACCCCCTATCAACTAATTCTATGATGTGCTCACTTGTTAGAAAGGAGCACATCATGAGTTGGTTAAAAGAATTATCATTTGTTGACACCACTGGCGCTAAGAAAAATCATTCTTTCTGGAAAGTCAGCGATCCTTCTGATTTTCTTGTTGGTGCTAATGCTGCGTTTGAATTGCTTAACTTTTATCAACGTTATCCTGAAATGAAACACAGTCCACTCCTGTACAGAATAACAAACGATATGAATAGGTCTGGTTTATTATCAAGTGAGTCAGCGAAAGGCTTTTTTAGCAAAATTACGCCACACATATCATTCGATGCAGCAAACGAAATTGATTATCTATCCACGAAACCTCAAGAACAATTATCTGTACCACCTGAGAAAAAAGAAAGACGAATTGCCAGCATTGAAAATATATCGAAAGAGCTTCGCACAACAACGTTGAGGCTGCTGAACTTTCTTACGCTACTTAATTGGATAGATGATCAAACATTGATTCCATCAACCGATGCGTTGGATAACAGAGTCCTTCGTCTAAACAAAAAATCGCAATTTGGTTTTGTGTTCACCAAAAAAGGTGAAGATTTAATCAAAAGAAAATATAGATTATTGAATGATTAATAGTCTACATGCAGGTGTATGAGAGCACCTGCATGTGACATTCATCACATTTTTTGAAGTACACACCTCCGGCTGAAAAAATTTCTTGATTGGCTGAACGATATTTGTAGGCTTTTCAATTGATAACTAAGGTCGGATACTGTAGATGAGTATTTCTATAAACAAAATAATTAACTCTTTACGACATAAAATATCACATGGAAAAGATGTTCTTTTTAAAGACAAATATTATCTATTCAACTTAGTGCCGTACAAATGTACAAAATTTTATATCACTCGGGACTGTAAATATTCAGTTTCAATCACAAAAGACATGAAGAAAATCTCTTCAGAAGAGTACTTCATATCACATATTTATATCTACCCATTTAAATTAGAACCATTAAATATAATTCTTCCAACAATAAAAGGGGTTGAACTTGAAGGTTATACTTTAAGCTCTAACTTTAATGATATGGGTGTACAAAAACCAGGGTCAAGGTCATACTACGCCTACAAAGTAAAATGCAATAACTACAACGCACTTAACATGCTAATCAGCAAACTTGAAACGGAGATAGTCAAAGGAAATCTAAATGATGATCATGAAAAATTAGAACAAATAGAAAAACTTAGAAAGTGTGATGTTAAATAATTGGATTATCATGATATGAAAATGAAACTTTCGTTACTCCTTGCTTGTATATGCCTCCCGGCGTTTTCCGCCAACGCATTATCAGATTTCGTCTCTGACATGCAAAAAACGTACAGCATGTATACTTCTGAAGACGTACTAAAATACAAATCACGAGGTCTGATTCAACCAGTCTGGTATAGATTCTCAGATAACGCAGAAGAAACAATACTTCATGCAGGAAAAGAAAGATTACGGTTGCAAATTAACGGGACCGCAGTACCAGAAAACGCTAATGTAAGCTCTAACGAGGCCATGAAGCCATCTGGAATTGTTTTAGAAATTCAAGACGGTACACTCTATTGTGATGAAATGGCTACAACGGGTTGCCAAGTGAACATCAGAGTTGGCAATGAAGAACCTATTGTCACTTATGCTAAGACTGAAGGGAATACCAGTGGGAAGGTATTGTTTATTGATGAAAACACAACAAAACGTATCGTTCGCGACATCAAGAAAACAACGAACTCTAAATCCGTCGATAAAAAAATCTATGTTGAAGTCCCCTTCTTGGTCGTTGGTAACAAAGAATTTAAATTTGGATTGCTGAAAACACCTCTAAGAGTATCAGAATGAGAACATTGGACATCACCTACGGCATACCGGCTGAAGTATGGCCGCGAAACTACGAACATGCTGAACGCACCTTGCTCTTCTGGCGGAGTGCTCAATTTCCTGTAAGAGTCACTCTCGAAGACGGCCAAGTGTTTTGCATGTATGTCTACGGGCTGTTGAGCGCAAGAAATAAGCTGAACCTCACACCAGATCCGTTTAGCAACACAAATCGTGTAAGGCTCCCTCTTGAGCGCATTAGCACAATTGAGTCAGGCATAGAAGAGGTTGACACTTCATTCACAGGTCGACTAACACTGAACAATGAACAGATGGTTAATCAGCCATCACGCCGTGACTTTTTTGCGATATGTCGCAAGGCTTATCAAAACGACCAATCTATAAGGGTCTACATGGCAGACGGTCGTGAAATAGAAGGGGTATCAAGAGGCGTTGATGCTTGCCAGGTCACTCTTAAGTTAGAAGACGGCAGAAAAATACTTGTTTTCTTCGATTGGGTTGAACGAATTTTACCTTTTTGAGTTATGAAATCGATACTATTGACATCTTTATTTTTAGTTTACTCAATTTCGGCCAATGCAAAGGATGATATCGCAATTATTCAGTCGCTGATGAATGACGTATGCTCAACGTCTCAGAATGTACCAGTTTGCATGTTTAAACTTTCAGCAGCTGTAAAACTAGGGATAAACATTGGTAAGACCGCTCAACTATGTGAACAAGTGGAAAATTATGAACCATGTGAATCGAACAACTCTTCTGTGCAGTTCGTTGATGCGTTATTTGACACCAATCGTAAGGCTGTAGAGTCAGTCCGATAAATGTATAAGGGTAATAACCGGCTAAGTCCGGTTATTTTTTTAAATGCCATTTATTAAATACACCTCCAATTCTACCCCGTATAAATATATAAGGTTATAAGCCGCAATTAATTATTTATTTAGGGAACACCTTCGACGATCTCGATTTTATTTCTAGGACTTCCGTCCCTGCAAAAAATTTAAAAAAAAACATGCAATCTTTTTTTGCGTATCGATAATTTAACGAATAAGAAACGAGAGTAAAAATTTTCTT